CCTGCAGGATAGAAGTGCGAGGGAAATCGAACCCCTCAGGTAGGCCTTCCCATCCTTCTTCAGGGAGCTGTATTATTTCAACGTCAGTTATGTGAATCAGTTCACTGTTATGGCATTCACAAGGAACTAACTCGTACTGATCTAAGTCCTCGGGTTCCTTGTAAGTGTTATCGTTAAATATGTACGCCCCAGTTTCTTTGTGTTTGTACACCTGTTCCGTGCAATGCCATTCGACTACGTAAGGGGTTTTTGGTGTGCTATGAATCTTCAACCACATAAGAACATAGTAAAAATCCCCGATGGAGATTTGAGAAGCCGGTTCAGATATACACAGGTCTACCGCACGAATAACGTGCTGCATGTCATTAAGTGAAGCAGCCTTCGAGAACAGCCTGAGTTCATGGACAGTCAAAGGCCGTATGTAGAGGTCTTTGAATGAATATGGGAAGAAGTTGGAAGGTAAGTTCCCAATCACACTCCAGTTAGGATCACACAACAACTTCGTTAAACCTTTTTCATCGTATTTCATATGGACTCCTTTTAACAAGGTTATTTACATTAATGGAGTCAGAGTTTGGCCGTCACAGCTAAAAGTTTGGGTTATGATTAGACGACCAGAATCACTATAGTTAAGAGTGAAATTACCAGTCTCCGCTGGCCATAACCCCATCATTTCAGCCCTAAGCACGCTGTTGTTCTTGGAATCAAGCATAAGGACGTTTATGTTCTTCTTGAACACACTAGGTAAATTGTAGAACCCGGTGTCCATGTCTTTCACTAAGGCTTTCCAAGCTAGCAGCCATTTGGTTGTTGTGGCTCTATCGTCTTCATAGAACGTGCAGCTGAAACTAGAAATGTCATGCGTACCCGGATAGTACGTGAAACCTGAACCACCATGCCAGTTGTCAGCAATGGAGATATTGTTGAATGGTAGATCGATACTCTCTAGAAAAGAGGTCTCTAAATGAATACCATTAATCGTAGGCAAAGACTCCGCGACCCACTTAAACGATAAAAGTGGGTCGCGGTGAGATTGCAGCTTAGCAATATCAGTTAACGCAGGATTAGCCACCGCGTACTTCCCACCAGTCGTATTTGAAGGTCATGCTTAACGAAATGATTGCAGACGACTGACCATCGAATGCCAAATCTGGTAGAGCAGATGGCCAACATCCATGAATGATATAGGATCTAACAGTGTTACCCTTCTGATCGAAGATGGTGAGTTCACCGTCACGCTGATATTCAGCTTTGTACGCACCAGTTTGAGTCTGAGGGTTGCGAATCATCTTTCCCCAGTCTTCCAGTATTTTTGATATCTGAGCACTACGATTCTCAACGTACTCCAAAGTGAGGTCACCGCCATAGGTCAAATTGCCCGAGTGATTTAAGGTATGACCAAACAGCTGAACTTGTAAAGCATTTAACGTCCAACCAGGCTTACTAGCAGTACGACACTGCATAAGTAAGGGTTGCGAATTGGCACCAGTAGGAACGCTAGCGAAGTTCATCTGGAAATTATCCGACAGCATTGGGTCGAGGACCGATGCTGAGACCTGGCCTAGAGTGGGCTTGCCCATAGGTTACTCCTTATCTGATTAAAAGTGAAATTCTTCAGTACACCTTAAATTATAATTTAAAGTAGCACTTATGATGGACAGGGACGGCCATCCTTTCCATGCCATAACATGGATTACATTGTAAGTAGCATCTACTACCTTATGGGGTATCTTATGACTTCGTCTATTAAGACTAGTTTCGCGTCTCTGCTAGAAGCACGTACCAATGGTACAATAGTAGCTCTAGAAGAGTACAAGAACTGCAGAACCAAAATTCTATTTCGACATAAAAGTTGCGGTCACGAATGGTACGCAAATACAGATCCTATACTTAACAAAGGAGTGGGTTGTCCCAAATGCAACTCTGCGAAAGCAGCTGCCTCCAAACGTCTATCCTTGAGTGAAGTTAACGAAAAAGTGCAAGCCATTTTTGGCAAATCTCTGGTAGCAATAAGTATGCAAGATAGAGCGCGGCACACCTACAAATTCCGATGTTCTGAAGGACACGAAAAAGTTGCTCGGCTGTATGACGTTTTGAAATACGACAGACACTGCCAAGTTTGTGAAGGGGCTAAAAAGCTAAGCAACACCGAGCATCGCAAATCTATAATTGCTAAAGGGTACAAAATAGCTAACAAGTTTACAGATGTTAATGTTGAAATCAACTTCAAATGTTCCGAAGGACATACTTTCACGTCTACACCTAGAAAAGTTCTTTCCACGAAATTCATTTGCCCAACGTGCAAGCCGAAGAGGATAAAGAGCTCACATGAGGAGTACCTTGCTAAAGCTAAAGCTAATGGATTCGAGGTCCTTGAAGAGTACAAAGGTAGTGTAGAAAAACTCCTGCATAGATGTGTTAAGTGTGGAACAGAATCACTCAAAACACCTTCTCTTATTAACCATCATGGTTGTGCAGTATGCTCTTTCGATAAAGTATCCCAGTTCAAAAGGAAAATAGTTAAACTGGGACGACGCTATGTGGAAGTGCAGGGGTATGAACACTGGGCTATTGCTTACTTCAAACGTATAGGTATACACCCATCTGGTATAAAAGTAACTGTAGCAGAAGGCAAGCCTACTATTCGTTACGCCCATCTAAGGAAAGTCAGAACGTACATTCCAGATTTCTATTTAGACATCCATCGTACTATTGTCGAAGTTAAATCTATCTACACTGCTGGGTTGACTAAATATAAATCTAACGATTTCGTGGAGTTACAAAAGAAAGCCAGAGCTTGCGAACAAGAAGGATTTAAGTTCAAACTTCTGCTCTTTCGCAGAGATGGCAGCCTTTACAAGCTGCCATCTGATTGGGTAACATTTACTAAAGCCTCTCTAAGGAAAGAGCTAGGAGTGTAGGTCTAGAACCCAACTTCTTTTCTAGACTTTGATCCTTCAAGAGACTCATCGTCATCTTCGTCAGCTTTGTCTTCAGGTTGAAAATTTAAGTCCTTTGGAAGGCCCAAATCTCCATCTTCCTCAGTAGTATTTTCTGTTGAGAGACTAACCCAGAGTTTCATGGCTATTCCTTTACGAATGAGACCGATGCTGAGACCTGGCCTAGAGTGGGCTTCGGCATTTGTTACTCCTTATCTTCAGTGGTTTCGTTAGAACTAGGAGTAGCTACCCCTAACTCTGATAACTGGTTGTTTAACGCGTCAAGCCGAGATTTCAACTTGGTTTTTCGCGAGCTATTAGCTTGACGCTCAGCTAACTTTTCAAGCTGAGTGTGCAACTTCTGCTCTTCAGCTTCAAATTCCATGCGAGTTTGAGTAAGCTTAGACAGCTTAGCTGATAATTCCGCTTGCTCTTTGAATTGCTCCTTATTGAGATTTGACAGATCTTTGAGCACTAACTTCTTCTTAGCTTTCAAAGCTCTGATTTTTTCCCTTGCCGTAGCTTTCACTTCGGATGCTTTCCTACGCTCTTCCTCACGTAGAACTTCCTTAGCACGTTGGACTTTTGTCTTACTGATAGCTTCCATGATTAGTCCTTACTGATTAGAGAATTTAGCGCCAGTTTTGTTGATGATGGCCGTAAGATGAATACGTTTTGCCGGTAGAACTGGGTCCACGTACACATCTAGTATTAGGTCACCAGCTGCAATGGTAGCTGGTAAATTGTTGGTATCATCACACACCACACCATACGCATACAAGCCACGAGCATTTTTTATAGGTAGCAAGAAACGTTCGCACAACTCCACTAGTTGTGCGCGGAGTATGTAGTCGTTTGGATCAAACACGGAGTATAGTGCGGCATCACTAAGACTTTTCTCCAGGAACATCATGAGACGGCGCACGGATACATTTGACAATGCACTAGTCATTGTTTGCAACGTGTCAGCTCCCCAAATCTTGATGCCTGAGCCTACTACGACTCTAGTTGCATTAACCTGATTGTCGTATAAAGCATCACGATCACCTTGATTGTAAACTTGACGAACGCCTAGAATGTTAAGTCTACCACGATTCATACCAGCAGGTGCAAACCACAGCTCATACTCGCTATCAGTACGAGCATAAGCTCCAGCAACGTGACCGCTAGATGGCACATATAGCTTAATATCGTTGTATTGATCTAGGATGAGGTAGTCTGGTGTATATAGTGCTGCATAAGAGGAGTTCAACATGAGCGTATTACGCCGATAGTTGATCGCGTCTTGTAGAGACTGTTCCATTGGAGGAACATCTAAAACAGACATACAGTCCATGCGAGATTCACATAGCTCAGCCATCTTCAACTGAATAGCAGGAATTGAGTAGCCGCCATTTATTAGTATGTTTATGTCGATTACTTCTGGGTCTTGATACAACTCCCACGCTTCCATTAGTTCACCAGTAGTAGCCTTACGAGGGTTTTGGCCGCCAGATACGTTGGCTGCTACTAAGGTATTTATGAACTGTCTATCTGGAGTAAGCACATACAACGCTTGATCGTAGTTCTGAGACACTCGAATGTAGGAACTACGCTTATTGATATGTTCTTGGATGTTAAGCTGAACACCATAACCATCTACACGAAAGTTAAGATGAACTAAGAAACGTTCTACGGGTTGTCCTTGGCTTGCCAAGTACACATCGACATAGAAGGTGCCATCGTCTTGATTAGTATTAGGATATAAGCGAACTTCAATGTCGTTATTCCACGCACCCGGATCAGCACCATAAAAATGCAACAGATCGTTATCTTGGAAAGGTTTTAGTTCTGGTTCGGATTCCCCAGCGGGCCAAGAGTCTGAAACGTTCAGGTTCTCGTTCAGAAAGATAGAGCAACCACCGTATAGGGCTTCAGGAGCTACTCGAGTGACGTACAATCTGGAGCCATGCTCCAAAAACGCAAGTGCGCAGTAGTGCATGAAGCTAACTCTGGCATCTGGTTTACCGAACAGGTCAATAAATTGCTTCGTACTGGTTACGAGCTTCGTAACGTTGGCGGGGCCACGGTTAGATTCACCAACAATTGCACCAATAGAAGAAGAAGCACCTGTGACAACCTGGGATAAATCTATTTCGTTGACATAAACACCAGCTGAGGGATTAGGCATTCCCATTGTAAAACTCCTTAAATAAATTGTTGAAGCTTAAGCACAAAGATAGGTTATCCTAGTGTCCGCTAAGTGTTTACGCACTATAACTCGATCGAATGCCCCAAAGGTTATGAACAATCCACTGCATACGAAGCTAACATATGTTAGTCCATTTATAATATCAACAACGAAATGTTCATATCCATGAATCTGAACTGCCGTAGTGACGTCCACAAGTTCTAGCTGTTGCGACGTTATGAGGTTAAAGTCCCCCACTCTAAAATTTGAATCTTGTGGAATCTTTGCTGCGATAGAATTCTTCAACTGACGTTGGCGGAGATTTATGTCCGCAATCTCAGAGCGAAAATCTGTCACTAATGTCTTATCTAATGGTTGAACTTTAGAGGGCATGATTAATTTCATCCACTATTGTAGTAGTAACTATAGGAGAGGTTGAGTTCACAGCGGACACATCTCTAAAGAACCCAGCATAAGCGTTCATCACAAATGACAAGGAGACTTCCATAGCACCAGGAGCTGTTGTGTTACCAGTATCTGCCAATGGTATAGACACACTTTCTGGTATCTCCATGCGCACCGACAGCTGCATTGCTTCAACGTCATCCCCGACTCGTAACTCGAAGAACAGAGCACCGATTTGTCCAAGGATCATTAGGGCTTCTGCTACCTTTATCACTCGTAAAGGGTCACTGTCTGTGTACTTAAGCTCCAAACTAGCCTTGACCGGAAAAATGTACCCTTTAGACGAAGTAGCTCTGGATGCATCAGTGGTACCCATACGATACCCTAGGCGTTTGACTACTTTGTTAGGCTGCAATTCTTTGACAGCTTGTACTTCATTAAGTACTAAGTAGGCATACGGAAACTCTGGCAACTGATTCTGCTTAACGCGTTGGTCGATGCGTGCTTTTATCATCTCGTCAGTGGCTATGAGCATATTCTTTATGCCCAACTCACGCTCGAAGACGGTCCTTACCCCGTATAGACTGGACAGGAATAAGCTACTCTCGTTAAGCTCATCCAGTACAGTTGTAGGTTTAGCCATGTTACTGTTTTACTCTTATAGCACTATGAACAGAACTAAGAGCACTAGGGATGATTTTCTCACCAGCAACATCGCCATCTACGTCATCAGACTCAATATCTTCGTCTAAATTGGTGTCATCCTCGGAAGATTCCATCGTGTCATCTTCGTTTTCAGACGTGTCATCCTCATCTTCTTCTTCAGCATCATCATCTAGGTCATCAGAGGACTCTGAAGCTAATACTGAAGATTTAATACTGTTGCTAATTATTTTGGATATGTCACTAAGTTTTTTCTTGTTGCTGGACTCAACCTCTAACTGCTCGTTATCGAGGGAATCTACCTTATTAAGGAACTCTTCTACATCCGCTGAGCTAAGACAGGCTTGAAATAGAGTACCTGCTTTTTCATACTGGCCTTCTTGAAATGCTACTGCGGACAACAGGAATAGATCACGTGAGATGTTCATAATAGCTCCGGTGGGTAATGGTATTTCGTATTATTAAAATTACAATGATGCGTCGTCCAAAGTAAAATGGGGCACCTGGTGGCGCCCCATTTACATTCTACTACGCCAAAGCTAAATTACATGTCAAACACGTTTTCCCTTGGCCACACTGCGAGGATTGGCCAATACGAAACTGAGCAGTTCCGAGATCAACCAGCCCTTGGTCGTGTTACCCTGGTCAGCACCACTGGTCGGGGTGCTGCGAACGCCGCCACGATCCGTGTAAGCTGCATGGTTCTCAGGAGAAGCGATGACGTAGATCTCGCCACGACCCAGAACCTTCTGGTTGGGCTGACGGAACGCATCAGTAACCAGATTCATACCAACCAACGTGCCCAGGTAACCATTCAGGACCAAGTCGTACTTGCTGACCGGATCAAGGAAGGTTGCGAAGTCGTTGCTGCCGATCACGTCAGACCAGAAGTCGTTACTGATGATGGCGTTGGTTGCAGGAAGGTTCCAGTCGGTAACGGACTGACGAATGGTTGCCAGCATCTGGGTAGTCAAGGTGCCGCTGATGTAGTTCAGAGGATTGACAACACCAACCGACAAGTCGGCAGCTTTCTTCCACAAGCGGTCTTCACCAACCATGATGGCATCCAAGCCCTGGTTGTAAGCTTCGTCCAACAGGTCGCCGGAGACTTGTTCGATATCCAGGTTCTCAACACGGAGGTTGGCCAGGATTTCAAATTCACCAGGGGTGAACACTTTGGAACGGACGATTTGGAAACCAACGTTGGAAGAGCTGGTAGCGATAATGGCCACAGCATCCCAAGCAGGCATAGCGATACGCGGGATCTCGCCTTGTTTCAGGGTTTGACCAACCGCGATACGGCGAAGGAAACCTTCACGATTACGCTGCTCTTGCAATTGCAGGGCAATAGAGGCACCCAAGGCGGCCCATTTCTCACCTGTGCTATCTGCATACGCAGCAGCCAGCACTTCACGACGCTCTTGGATCATCTGAGCGTATTCACCGGAAGAAGCAACAGCAGACTTGTACTCAGGAACCACATCGCCAGAGCTGACACTAGTCATAAGAGCAGTGATAGATTTGACCAAGTCTTGCTTGTCGCTGGCGTTGAATTCGCCATTGGAAGAAAGGGCGCGCTGATTGGAACGACCGAATTTCAACTCAGAAATGGGGTCGCCATTCTTTAGAACGAGCTGAGCTCCAGAAAACGGATTTTTACGCATGGTTTGAACTCCTATTTGAATGATGGTTTACTGGATCAGGCAACGTTGATGCTGACTACCAGGAACGGGCTCGCCGGACTAGGCGAATTCTTGACTACGGCGTTGGGGATATGGTCAGCGAGAGTGCCGAGTGCAAAGGTGCCATTCGGGCCAAGCTTGACATACAATGCATCCGACCAGTCAACAGCGGCATCAAACATGTTGGTGCCGAGTTGAGCTTCTTTCAAAGTACCGATGGTGTCAGTCTGGGGGATACCAGCGGCAGGGATGTTACCAACAATGGTGCTGGCTTCAATAACCGACGGGACATAGATGAACTGTGCGAAGACTTGCTTACCAGCATCAGCCACAGGGAACATCAGAGTGGAACCCGTAACCTGGACTTCGCCAACTGCCGGAGCGACAGTAACGATAGTGGCAGCGGTACCATCAACCTTCACCAGAAGCTTGCCAGCTTGGGGAGCACGACCCAGTTCAAAAGAACCATCAGCGGCAATGACGCCCTCATTAACCATAGGAAGAGAGGCAGGCGGAGCATTACGAGCAAGAGCGACGCCAGCAAAAATTTCGCCAGCAACACCAGTACACGGTTGTACCTTGGTAACTCCATCTTCTTTGACATAGGCCAAGACAACACCCTCTTCACCGATAACGATACCGGTTGCAACGGGTTCATGCTTGGTGTTAACTACACGGGTTTCACGCAATTGCAGCATTTGTGTAACTCCTTAAGAGAAATGAAACAGGAAACTAATTAACGAAAACGACGGCCTAGGCCGGATACAACAGCAGCGGCTTTTGCGCCAAACCCATCAGTTGAGCTTTCAGACTCAAATGGATCTTGTTTTTCATTGGAAGCTACTACAGGAACTCCCATAGAAACGAGACGGTCTTCCACGACGTTAGAAGAAGAAGAACTGGTTGCAGTATGGTTCATCTCTAGCACGGCCTTAGCCAAGCCTTCTTGAACTTCAATTGGCTTGTCCAGAATCTCACTAGCTTTCGAGAAGAGAGCGTTGTGGTATGAGTCTGCTGCAGCCTTGAATGCGTTATGAAGCATAACGTCAGGATTGCGGACACCTGCAGAACTAAGAGCGTTGAACAGGTTGTCTTTCAAGGGGTTGGTTTGACCAACGAAGAACCCACGAGTCATACCGATGGAAGCGGTTGCCAATGCAGCTTTGAAGCGTTCTTGGAACTGTTTCTGGGTAGATGCCATTGCAGCACGTTCCTCAGCAACTTGCTCTTCGATTTGTTGCTCAACATAACGTTCTAGATTAACGTCAGTTGACAGGGCATTGAATCCCATTTCACGCAAGGTATTAACTACACCTGCATGACGGGCCGAAGCCATTACAGCGTTACCGAAAGTTGCTTCATCGAAGATGTCTTGATGGCTAGACTCACTCTTGCGGGCAATTGCTACGGGCTTACCAGCATAGTAGGCAGTCCACACAGGAGCACCAGCGACACTTGAGGAGTAGGACAGATCGAGCTTTTCGTGAGCACCTTCTGCACTATCATCAATGTTGTTAAGTGCATCAACAGGAACGGACTCAGCTACAACGGGGTCTGCTTCTACTGGAGGCTCAGCTAGGTCAGATGCGCACACTGGACACGCGATAGACTCGTCAGATTCGTACACAACGTGAGCACCGCAATTGGAAGAGGTACACACTTTGTAATTGACTTCAACTGCACTAGCGTGTACTACACCAGCACGCGCTTTCTGATACATAGCGATAGCTTCTGCTTTAGAAGAAGCAGCGACTGCGATAGGCGTATCTTCAGAGTCATCTTCGTCTGAATCATCTTCGTCGGAATCATCCTCATCGGAATCGTCAGAATCATCTGAATCGTCACCAGTGATGACTTCCATGTCAGTAGAATCGGAGTCTTCATCGGAATCTTCATCGGAATCTTCCTCATCAGAAGCTTCTACTAGTGCTGACGCACACACTGGGCAAGCAATAATGTCATCGGACTCAGAGATAACGTGGGCACCACAGTCAGCTGACGAGCAAACCGTATAGTTCACTTCAACTGCACTAGCGTGTACTACACCAGCACGCTCTTTCTGATACATAGCGATAGCTTCTGCTTTAGAAGAAGCAGCTATAACTACAGGTTCGTTGTCATCTGCCTTGTCTGCGTCTTCATCCGAATCATCTTCATCCGAATCATCTTCATCCGAATCATCTTCGTCCGAATCATCTTCATCGGAATCATCTTCATCGGAATCATCCGAACAAGTAGCGCTATCGTCTTCGGATTCTGAATCTAGGTCGTCAACATCACCTTCAACATCCATATCCTCATCACCTTCTGACTCGGATTCAAGTTCGATCGAATCATCACTGTCATCGGCGGAATCATCTTCGTCAGAATTTTCTTCCACGACAGCCGAGGTGCACACCGGGCAATGCTTAACAAGTTCAGAAGAATCATAGACGATATGGGCACCACAACCGCTGCGGCATTCGTAGTAATTTACTTCACGGTCGTTGTCATTAGATTGTGACTCAAACTCAAGTCCTTGAATGACATCTGGACTTTCTTCCAAATCCAAATCACCCGTTTGGGGGTTGAACATTTCAGAAAGGCTACTGGCATTCGTTACAAACGACAAAGAATGGGATTTATCGGTGTAGGCAGAAACTCCTTTTCCGACAGCAGCCATCTTGTACCGATTGATGGCCTCGTCTTTTGAGTTCCCAACTGCAACAATACCGTGGAAGGGTACTGATTTGCTGTCAGACATATTTCAGCTCCTGGGTTGACTATATTTCAAAATTGTGAAAATCTTCACGTTGGAAAATTATGGTGCGCAATTTTCGTCAATTTAACGAAATTATTAGTACTTATGTCGTAACTTTGAAGGTTGCGGTATTTTATACTTCAATGTCTACTGCCTGTGAGTAACGTTTGGCTGCGCTGGATACCTGTGGATTAGTATCTTTTTTCAGTTGTTTCAAAAGCTCCGGTGGTACCTCGGAGTTCCAAACTACGTGTAACCTCACAGCTGGAGCTTTATCTGCTGCTAACATCTTCAGTGTGTCGACTGAAGTGCGAGGATTCCTGGCAACTAACTTACGAATAGCTTGTGATCGTAGAGTGGCTAACCAAGCTAATATGTCTGGAGAAACCATTTTATTTCCGGCCAAATTAGTTTTAAGCTCCAATAGGGACTTTGGATTTTTTAGTAGCTCTAGTACGTGTTCAGTTGGTATAGATGGATTACTAGCTGCAGCAACTACAACTTCAAGTTCTCCGTCGGCTAGAAGCGTAAGTAGGGATTCGACTGGCGTATTAGGATTCTTCGCAGTGAGTTTCCTATTATAGGAATCCTTGGATTTAGCAGTTTCTCTAAGTACCTCAGGTGAAACTTTGTCCATTGAAAGTGCCCAAGAAACAACTTTCGAGTTCTTATGTTGGGCCAGTCTAGACATAGTTGATACCGACGTATTTTCGTTTTCGGTTATCATAAAAAGCACGTCAACATAGCTGTCGTTAGATAGGAAATCAAGGGTTTCCGTAGAAGTCCTTTCGTTCTGTGCAACCGCTTCGCGTACATCTGGGTACTTACTCTTGGCAAGTAATGCCAAGGCCTCTGGTATAACAGAGTTGTTAGAAGCCAGGGACTCCTGTACTAATCTTCTTACATCCTGGGCTAGAATAAGCTGAACATCAGGTGGTATATTGAGTTTCTCGGCAACAGTGTTGCGGATATCTCCGTCACCGTCTTTCGCTAGAATCCGTAAGGCCTCTGGGGGTACTCGGTCAGAATAAGCTACGGCAGTACGAACATCAGAGCTTTTGTCACTGGCTAACTTTACCAACGTACTAATTGGGGCGCTCAAGTTATCTACTATCTCTTTACGAACAGCCTCATCTTTATCCTCTGCTAAGAGAAGCAGCGATTCAATTGGTAGGTCCTCACGCGCTGCCACTAACGCACGAATCTTAGCGTTGGCGTCTGTAACTCCTTGAAGTATAACGGATTTAGGAGTGTTATCGTTGTCCAGTACATTCCTCCTTACATCAAAATCTTTGTCTGTTGCGAGTTTTTCCAGAACTTCTGATGGTGCCTTTTTATTACGTGCCACATATAATCTGACGTTTTTGTTCTTGTCGCGCGACAAGACACTAAACTGCTCCGGCAAGAGTTTCTCATTACGAGCTACCTTAGACCGTACCACCACAGATTTGTCCTTAACTAAAGAAGCTAGAACGCTTGGTGTTATACTTGGGTTTTCAGCCAACTGAATAAGTACGTCTTCTTCAGACGTCTTTGCCAGCAACTCCAACGTGTCAACTGGCGTCTTTGGGTTCCCAGCGATAATTCTCGTGACCACAACGTTTGTACCGCGTGCCAGTGTGCTAAGAGTCTCAGGTTCAACTATGGGACTTTCAGCTAGTTTAATCTTTTGCTGAGTAGACAGCGTGTCTATGTCTCCATTGAAGTGAAATATATTATAGACGTCTAGATCATCGTAGAGATTTGTAGCTAGTCTATAAGAACCATTAGGGGAACTCTTATTGAAGTCGTTACAGAACTTGGAAACTACGTTACTAAAGTTATCAGTTCCGGTACCGTATGTGTTACTGGGCACAAGTATACGGTTGTTTCCCTGAAGGTAGGGCTTTATGGCAATTCTTGCTATGGGGTTGTTTATGTTCTTGTCATTGTTCCTCAATAGGTAGGCAACCAACGTGCCCTGTTTAACGTCGGCTACAAGGTGTTCCTTGTACTCACCGCTTTCAAGGTTCATGCAAGAGTTCCATCCTCTATCAAAGGACATGCCAACAATATCGTAGGGATGCCGAGATATAACAGCCCAAGCAGGTACACTTTTTAAGCTCTTACGTTGTGGGTCATTGTCATAAACCTTTTTTACCTTTGGGTCCTTCAAGATCTTTCCAATAGAAACCTTACGCTTGCCGTCTGACATCAAAGCCAAGCCAAGCTTGTAGTCAGATATCGTCATATTCTGCTTCGCCAAGTATTCTTTTATTTCAGTAGGTACTTCAAGATCAACCTTGTTAGGTTGACTACTGTTTATGGGGAAATAGATTCGGAACTTGTCCTTCTTCCCGGTACCAAGTTTGTCAAAGATCTGTGCGTAGCGAGCGCGGTTGAACGACTTCATGTACGAGCGCACTTGGGAGAGTGGCACAGCAGATAGGCTAATGTAGAGTTTCATAGTCCCGACCGGTCAAAGTTTACTAGAATTTTACTGGAATATGGGTTTAAAGCTTGTACTCATACGTTAAGTTGTAGTGACTGTTTACCAGCATTAATATACTGGGTGTACTTCAAAAGTGAAGGACTAACCCACTTTGTAGCACTACTGAAGCCCAAACGCGATGCTGCAGTTACTTTGTTGCTTAAACTAATAAGTAGTTTCATGGTCATTCAGCCCGGAGTTCGTCAATAGTGTCCTGCATTGTAGTTGCAGATTGTCGACTGGAAGTTTCATTACCTAGTGCAGAGCCTATATGAGCTATCCAGTAGGCAGAGGCAGCTGCATAAGTGCGGCCCCCAGCTTTTTTAACAAGCAAACGTGCTTCACTCAAGAGCTCACCCATTTCACCTTGTATCTCTTCAAGGCGATTGGCGTCTTGCGACATGGGTGATTTCTTACCTGCAGAGGTGGACTTCTGGGTACCAGGTGTACGTTTCAACGAAGTACTAATATTGAGTTTCATGGTAATTCCTTTACTTGGTGAATCGGCTGGCACGTACTAACTGATCATGGACGTTCTGGACTATGGCCTCACCAGTTTCAGCTGTAGGACGCTCCTCAATGTATGCTGTGAATTCACCTTTGGAGTCGTAAAAGTCAGCGAAGATCTGGCTTTCCATCATTTCAATTACTTGTCCAACCGTAAATTTTTTGGCCAGCATCTTCTGATGCTTAGGAGACAAAGTGAGCTTGCCCAGCATAGAACTGGTGGATGCCTGAGGTACAAGGGAGGAGCTGATAATGGTTTTCATGGGTTTTCCTTTGGGTTAAACTACAGATGTGGGAGTTATTACAATTTCACCAGCTGAGGAGATAGTTATGTTCACCATGGTGTCCACAGTGTCGCTAGTAGTAACAACTGCTGTGTTTGTACCACCAGCAGTGAACGTAGCACCTTCTAAGGATAAGGTAACCTGTTTGATAGCACGATTGCCTGCTAGTGTATAGGCATTAACTATGGCGTCAATGGTTATGGGCGTGCCTATGTAGCTAACCGTTTGAGCATTACCCGCAAAAGTAATCTCAACGTTCACTGAGTTATCTAACTGGAACACGTACAAAGCACCACCAGTGTTTTCAATCCAGATTTGATCTAGTGAGTCTACACTTATACGGCTTATGTTAGATACCCCATAAAATTTGGACACTATAAATCGTGCGGTAGAAGGACTCCACTTGAGAGCTATAAATCCACCATTGTTAGATAGCACGATCAAAGTACGATCGGAGTTAGTGTTTAAAGCTCCAAATACCATTGAAGAACCAAGATCTTCAGGTGCTAGATGCGATTGATATATAAGTTTTGTGCTGTCAGTTGGGTCAACCATAAAGACAGCTACTATGTGACGCTCTGCCGAGCATCCATTAGTGTTAGTACCTGCATAATTGTTACCCATAGCATGATTAATCACTACTATGTATTCGGAACCGTTAGATTGAATAGTGAACAAATCACACTCTGAGAGTACAGTAGCTACTGTTGGGTTTGCACTAGGATTTGGTATAACAAACCCTACTGGCCCACCAACGAATGAACACACAGCAACATCGCTTGCAGTAGGAGTGACATAGGCACCAATAGTTTGAGGAACTCGACACCTTCTAATTGATACGGGAGTTGCTACCGACGGATCTACTACTGGATAGTAATACTTGAAATGGGATGGACTTTGAATGTCTGGGGTCATTGAAGATGGGGCAGCACAGCAATTGACAGCACTTGCTTGCTGACCAAGTGAATAGGCAGTTCCATAGGAAAAAGCACCCGATACTAAATCCACTACCCAATATTGGGTTGTATTAGCGGTCATTACCACGCCTATAGTGGGGTGACTAACGAAAAAAGCTTTGTTGTCTGTGGTAATACCCATGAAACGTAATTGACGATAGGCTGAGTGTGCCCAAGATGTGCAGGCAGGAGATAGTGGGGTCGTTACCCATGTCCCTTTCGTTACTCTGTATAGTGCAGTATGGTAACTATTAGTATTGTTTTGAACAGTGGTATGCAGGTCATAAACAAAGAAGGAGGTAGAATTTTCTCCAAAAATATAGGCGTATGATTCTACTACATTTCCATAATTCCTGGTGAACGGAGAATTTTTAAAGATAGTTGTTATCGTACCATCTGACTGCACTTGAGCTAATTCACTACCAGGTAGCATTATGTAACGATTACCAGCAGTACTACCCTGAGTGCTATCAAAATAAGGACTAAAACTGTCACCACCTATAGCTTGGGCCGAGAGTGAAGTTTCTATGGAAGAATTACTTGGGTATATGTTAGGGCAATTTGTTCCCTTAAACTGAAAAGGTGTGGTTGATCTATTGTAACCGTAAAGATAAGGACCCAGATCATTAACGCCACCGTGAGTGTTAACTGGCTCAAATGTGCGGTCTACACCAGTAAAGAGCATAGCCTTGGTAAATATATTTGAACCAATGGCAACGAAATTCCCCAAGTCTGTAACATTAGGTCTGGAGTTGGGTGTTTTTAACACATGGCGAGGTGAAGAGATCATTTCTGTTCCTAGAATGATATTACGTTGGATGGGTTAAGTGCGATGGCAGGGTGTATACCTTTAGCCAAATGAGACCCTTTTAGATTATGTAGGGTAGTACAATTCCTAGCTTTAGAGGACAGTAACCCAACGTCGTACTGATGAGAAACAGACGAAGACTCCACTGGCACTCCTGTGTACGCTAATAACCTAGCCATTTTGTCGAAAGGTATAGCACGAAGTTTAGCAGGCTTATAGAAGTTAGAATTAGGTACCAGTATTGAGGGTATTGCTCGAAGCCTACGGAACTGCACATTGAGGGTAGCTTTCCGATCTACACTAACGGCAAGAAGCGTCCTACCTAGATAAGGGTTTCTAGGGCATTTAAGGTCATGATAGGCAATAGCACTAGGACCATACCCAGCTCGATATGGTGCAGAATACGGCCTCAATATGATGTTTGCCATTTAAAGTCCCCAGGAGTTCGACAAGCGATTACCCTTATTACAAGAAGAAGCTTTTTCCTCTAAGATAGATATGTCAGATGGTAGTAGCAATTCGGCTACTCCTAGATTACGTTTGATACCTGTCAAAGACTCGTGGCCTGATAGCCGGAGAGGAGAGTTTAAAGTTTTTAACAGACTTGTTACTATCTCCTCACCAATTCCCATACCATGCCACACCTGTTTTAAGGTAAGGCTAGTTATGGCGTTATCTACAAACTCAAGTATACCTAAAGGTTCAAATGATCTATTTTTTATCAAGTCAGAGTAATGATGAATGGTATACGCAGTAGAACGAGTGCCAACTCCACGAAGCAGGAAATGATTGTTGAAGAACACTTTAACGCCGTCCCTGACTCCGTAGTGGAAAATGGGGGCGTAAGACATGTCATGATCCTCGAAATCTAAAGCTATTCCAGAGGATAGGGATACTAGGATTTTCATGTTTATTGGTCCCAACGTTCCTTAAGCTGCTTACGACTATTTGGCGCCACTATGTTCCCACTCTTGTAAAAGTCTGGTACAAAGATGCCATGTTTGGCATAAAGTGTATTGTTCGGATCGAATTTACCACCACCGTCGGCAACCTTGGTACAAATACTCACGGGAAGCAATCGGCGCTTTGAATAACCCTCTGCAGCACTACTGTATTGCCTCACTATAGCTAGTTTTGCTGCTCGGTAGTCTACTTCTAGTACGGCTTCTAGCTTAGTTCCATTTGAATATCGTACAGATACTACGTCACCAGGCTTTATGTCCTGATTCTGAATGGAGTCATACGCGGCATTTTTACGTGCAGCTTTCTGTGCAAAAACTTCATTGGTCTTCACTTTGCCAGAAAGCATTTCATCTGGTGTAGCCTGACGTACAAATGGGAACCTACCAAAAGTTACTTCAGCAGGTTCGTGCATCCTAACTTTAAGCCAACCAGTTTTAGTAGCTGCTGAGTCTACAGTGGCCCATCTGTACTCTGTATATTTACGACCGAGCTTGGATTCTAAAACAGCTACATTACCGAACCTAGTTCTTATAACGCTCCCTACAACTTGCCGCACGGTTGGCTTTTGTGTCGGACTTACAACTGTCTTTTGACCTTTGTCTGGAACATTTTTGTCAGTGGTATCTTTAACCTTGCGACCTTCTGGCTTCACTGACACAGGAGCCTTCACTTTTTTAGCTGAAGTAGGCTCAACAGCTGCTTTCTTAGTAGAAGGTTTAGCTACAGAATACAACAGCTTCGCATCTGCGTTGGTCAAAGCTGACTTAGACTTACGTTTCGAGGTAATTACCTTAACGGCGAGATCACCTAATTCGTAGGAATTCTTTTCGCCATCATCGAAAAGAACGGTGACCTTCTTACCCATTGAAGCTACTGTTCCTACTGTTCCTGTATACCATTGATTGGTACCGAACTTTACTACAACTCTATCACCTTTTACGAATGCAGCAGATAAAGCTATAAAGAGTTTCATGGTCTTTCCTTTTACAAAATTGAAGGATTCATAACGTGAGGTCCAACTGCTATCTTATACGCTGGGTCGGCCACAACTGACGTCTTTGGAGAACTTTGTTTCAAGGCATTCCATTCCCACTTTCGCTTTCCTGCATCATAGATGACCATTACGTTGTTGTCCAGTAAGTTTGACATTTCGGATTTTGTGGGATCGAATTTGTCACCCAGCAACTTTGCAAGATTGCTCCTGCGGGAGTATGACTTATGTTTTCGGACGCCACTCCAGACAGTCTTGTAGTCCGGCTTAATTTCACTGCGAAACTCGAATCCAAGTACCTCGTAGGTGTGTCCGTCGAATAGGTCATTGTCAGAGTACGAAATCACCCTAGAAGGATTGAAGTCTCGTAAGAAGGCAGTAAACAATCTACTAGCACCACCAACTATATGACCCTTACAGGCAAATCTAACTAACTCGTAATCATTGAAACTTTTTGTTCCACGTTCGGACCGAATCTTGCTGAAAGTCATTACAGCCTTCAGACTGTTGCGGTCATCTACAAGGGCATATGATACACCGTTCTTTGGGCTACCAAGCATGTGATTCTTGTTGTAAAAATTATGGTAACTCTGAGGTAACGAAGTACGAGTAACTACTCGGAGCTTGCGAGCGAAGTGACGATCAGTTTCAACACCCAGCAGAAACTTTAGGGTGCGCTTTACTACAGACTTACGAGTAAGCCAGTCATCCTCGTAAACATGGAGCAACTTCGCACCATACTCCTCCGCACACTTGGACTTCTCGTAGTGATAATTCTGCGGTTTCCTTACTGAGCTATGAAAGTACAAACCGTTGAACTCAATAGCGATCTTCTTGCTAGGTATGTATAAATCCCACTCTAGACGTTGACCTAGAACCTCACTGAACGTGTACCTAACATTGCGCACTACATCTGGGAAATATCTGCGAACCCATTCGTGTAACTCTTCCTCAGACTTGCTAGAACCTGTAGATCCTGCAAAGGCGCAGCAAGGACACCCGCTGAACTTAGTTCTCACCAAAGACTCTGCTGAAGCTTCCCAGGTGTTGAAGCACACACCGCACTTGAACACGTGATGTACTTTAGCGCCATAGTACTTTCCACCTACAAGTTCAACCTTTCCTTTGTGCTTCTTATTAAGTTGTTTCAGATAAGTAGATGTTGGCTTTACTTGAGAGTCGCTACGTAGTTGCCCATGACATCTGGAGCATCCACCTTTATACCTATTTCGTTCAATGGACGATACTATGTGGTTGTTTGGTATAATTTTCGTTACCGTACCATGGACGTTGCACTTTACTGAAAGTTCAGTCTTTGAGTCTATGTACTTACCAAAGGTGTAATCGCCCGTAAACGACTTCAAAGCCCGGTACCATCTTTTTTTCGCGACTTTTTCTACGTCATACTTTAAAGATTCCGTCATGCACGTAGGGCAGCCATACTTACTTTCCCGCGTAAGAAATGCAGGCTTTCTGCGGAATGGTCCGTGCAAACTACAGTTAAATTCTATTTCGGTACCTACGCCTCTGTACTCTTCCGTATCGGATACGGTTATCCTGCCCTCAAATTTAGTTTGAAGTACCTCAAGTAAGTTTGCTAGTGACTTTGCGTGCTTCGCTTTGTTTGTAGCTATTTGCTTGCAGGCGGGACATGAGGTTCTTCCCTCGACGGCTAATGGGGCTACTCGGCCTATGAAAGTTCCGTGCAGACTACATCTAATTTTTGATGCCCTTTTGTTGTAGTCAAGCTTTAGGATGGTGTACCTATGGCTTGTCTGCACATTATCAATGCGCTCCTGCCACTCATAGGAAGTTATCTTTACGCTCATAGCAAACTCCTTGCACAAGTTTGGGCGCTCTGGGGATACCTATTCCAATAGTGCAAGTACTGAAAAAGCTGGCCGGCCGTTCAGTACCACCAGAGCGTGTTTATTAGAAGCCTACGTCACCTTTAGGCTTCTTCGTATCCTTTGGGTCTGTTTCACCTTCATTAGGTTCCTTATCCTCTTTTGTGAAAGAAGGATCCTTTGGAAGGCCTAGATCTTCATCCTCTTCGGTGGTGTCAGTAGACATACTAATCCAGAGTTTCATGGTCTTTCCTTTTACAAAATTGAAGGATTCATAACGTGAGGTCCAACTGCTATCTTATACGCTGGATCAGCTACAACTGACGTCTCGAAGAATCGTATGTCGTGGCATTGACGATAGGCCAGACGTCCATCGTTCATGGCATAAGGTTTGCGACGTAGGAAGGTATGGTCACACGCTTGAGACGAACCGAACTTGGTCTGACCAACTGTCTTACCGCATATCGAGCAAGTGTAGGACTTGTAGTAGAATCCAACGGAGTAGGCGTTATTCTCACCACTCAGTATGGAGTTCACAAGCATAGGATCCTTCGACCGATCGTACCCCATAAGTTCGATAACCTTGTAGTACCGGTTGTTGCCGAACCTACGAATGGGACGGATGAAGGCATCAAGGATAACTCCTTTGGCCTTGGTGTGGTCGCGATTGTCATGTTCGTGATGGCACGGCTTACCACGTGCAGTCTTGAAGGCCTGCATACCCATTTCTGGGTCAAACTTTAGCAGTTCCTTGATAGTTACACTGTCGCCATTGGTGTTGGGCATTTCAGTGATGATTACTGGAACAGGAACCAGCACGTAATCGCGGATGTCCGCACTAAGGTTATATTCCTTAGCAGCAAACGGAAGCCAGGTGTTAGCCTCAATACTGTGCGATGCGTCACCGGATAACTTGGTAACCACATCTTCGAACTTGTTTTTGTTAAGCTCTACTACTGGGCCACCACGGATTTCAAAGGACTGGGATGCAAAGCTCATTATGTTTCCTCTGGTTCAATGTCTTCGTACTGAATACTTAGAGTATTAGGTGGAATATGCGTGTACGTCCATAACCCATCTTTAACAAATGGATCACGGTAAAATACCGTGCCTTTACGCAGTTTAGTTGTGTCTATCTTGAACACTACAATAGGGAACAGATCCACATTACCATTGTAATAATCCTCAGAGCTTGCGCCATGAGTGAAGATAGAATCAGCTAACTGCTGTATCTCTGATAAATTATAAACCTTTAAGGCATGAATTCTAGGTGGATACATGAAGTCTTGTTCGTATCTACCTTTACGAGGTAGTATGCCTTTACGCAGTATTCGTTCTTTGTTGTGTAAGGCAGAGAAGTGATAAATGTACGGAGGCAAAACTTCAGTCTGATATTCTAATGGACTTAAGTACACGTCTAAGCCATTCAAAGTCTTACTAACCCTACGAACAAACCAACCCAGCTGTTTAAGTAAAACGTTCAGGGTTTTGGCCAACTTTGACTTCTTATTTACCCCATCTTGCGTCCACCTGTCTAGACCAAGGAAGTGGTTTATAGACCAATCGGGTATTTCGATTTCAATGTCAGGAATAGGAGTCTTAACCAGAGTGAACTTCCAAGAAGATACCCGTTCGGCCTTCCAGTCGTTGAAAGACAGCCATTCTCCCGTGATCCTGTGTTTCGGTGAGGCTTTGTAGGTCTCTCTATTGCCATAGGTAACTTTGCCTAGGTAGTTACGGATGAAGTTACGCACCTCTAGATTAGAGGATGACTTCCTAGTGGACAAAGAAATTTGAAGTTTCATGCTAACTGTCGAAACCAGTTGGGTTATAACCGAATAACTTCTGAATGCGCTTGTACTGAACTTGCAGTATCTTCTCTCTTATAGCCTTATCTGAAGAGGAAAGTTGAGTGTTATCACTTAGTGAGTAAAAGGCTGCACCTGCACCAGCTAACAACTCGTCCTGCGCCCACTCTTTAAGGTCTTTAGTTGGAGCTCTGCTAGTCGACTCTACATGTAGTTTGATCTTCATAGCCTAACTCGTAACAAAGCTAGAGAACCCATCTGTACGTCTCAGCACTCGGAGTTTGTTAACTAGATCAGTCATAATGGTCAAGTGCGAACGATCCAGCTTAGGGTAATCGTATGTGTGAGGACCATTAGTAGATCGAACACCCATGTAAGACCAGTTGAGATTGGGTTTCATAGCCTCAAGCAACGTCTCGAACATTACTACTGGGATAGGTACAACATCGTCTGTAGCTGTGAACGTTATACGCCAACCTTCACCTGTCTTAACGACTTTCGGTAAGGTATGTGATCGAGGGCTAGGATCGAATTTGAAGCCTACTGGACCTTCACCCATTCTCTGTAAGCATTCATTAAGTGCAATGGCCAGTGCTTTGTACTTAATAGAGACACCTACGGTCGCAAAAGTTTTAGCAGAGGATGTGCCCTCTAAGCGGATTTTAGGCATTACACTACCTCACTATATACTAGTACTTACCAATGCTACGCTTTTAGAGACTCAAGTTTTGCTTGAGCTTCTCGAAGTTGCTTCGTAGAAAGGTTATCAACTCGAACAACGTACCCTTTTGACAATCCCTCCTTGAGTATATGTTCGTACCCTGCAGTGCCTTTATCCGACCAAGTACCACTTCTGGAAAGCTGCTTTATATTACTGTACTCACCATTTTTGTGAGTAGCTTTGATACGCTTGAGCGGTGATCCATCACGGGCATTATAGTCAAACTCCTGAATTTCGGCACGTCCTGCAGACTCTGACTGTAAGCTGGATTCAACTACAGGTGGTGTGCGATCAATTGCCTTGGCCATGGAGTTTACGACTCCATCCATGAGTTCCTTGAACTTTTCGGGATCAGGTTTAACGAAAGCATCTGCAATTGCGTTGCCAGGATCTCCACCAAGTTTAGTCATCAGCATAGACATGAAACTAGACCTAGCGGATTTGTGCTTACGTTTGCGACTCAAACTTAATAGCTTAGTGTTGGATGAGCGCACTACAAAGGTGTCCTCATAGGGTCCAGTGTCGCCCCAAAATAAGAACCACATAGCAGCTTTGACAACATCGGACACACCTTTTAATTCGCGGTTAATCCATTTTTCGAATTCTACGTTGTCACCATCATTAACTATGTGACCAGGCACGGTACTAAGTAACTTCTTTGCTTCAAGAAAGGCTTTATCCGTCTTTTTTATTGTTTGGGTACCGCTAAGGCTTACAAATAGTTTGCTCATTTTACACTCCAATTCTAAAGGTTAAACGCATCATAGAATTTGACGAAGTACACCACCTAAGGGTTTGACGTACCTCATAACCCTCTGCAACTCGTCATCGTATAGTCTGTCTTCATCCTCAAGTACACGTAAAAGCCCCTTGCACACTCGATGAATCTCAGCGCGAGCTTCCTCTTGGTCTTTAGGAGTACCAGGGAAAACACCAGAAATTACCGCGTTACTTGTAAGTGTAGGTATTACACTAAGGCCAATCCGAAGTTTACTCATTTTACACTCACTTTCACAGGATTAGATGGCACCGATTTCCTTAAGGAAATCTCGTATATTTGATACTGAGTCTGCTGGTACCTTCAACCCTTTAGTAACTTCCACTACGCGTTTGGCCAAAGCCTTACCGTTCTCACTATAGGAGTAGCCCCAGCAGGGCTCACCATTTTTGTCTTCAAAGTCAATACCCCACTTGCCATCGTAAGGATCATCAGTCATCAAAAGTGGTGTTACACGGCCATACGTTGGAATAACAATGGATGGGAAGCTAATCATTATCCCAACATCGTTGTCCTTGACAAGTGTGCCCTTGTACTTCTTGGCAACTTTGATAACAGTAGCACTTGTATTTTCTGTGTTGGGCAGCGATTTACTGCTAATGCTAATCATTAATTTACTCATGATTAGTTCTCAGTATCCGCTAAATTCAAAATCAAAGCTCTTGTCTTTAGGATCGACACTAAAGACACCCATAACTTCGCCTTTCTCGATGAAGTAGTCGTTGCCGTCTGGGAACATATCGGCTGATTGAGGAACGAATTTTGTTTCCCGCATTACTTTCT